ATCTAGGGGAGTGAACAGGCTCCCCTTTTTATTTTTGATTTTAAAAATTAGTAGGAGAGAAAACAAATGGTAGTAATTAAGAAACGTGACAATGTCATCCCTGTTGATTTCGGAGAGTTCAAGCTTGAATTTGTAGCCAATGACAAAAACATCCACAAAATGGAGTCAGTTGGTAAAAAGCTCAAAAAAGACGGCGAAAAACTAGCCAACACAGAAGACAGTAAGGCCTTTGAAACGTTACAAGACTTAGTCAAAGACTCTTGGACAGAACTGTTTGACAAAGACGCTTATAACAAGGTCTATGATTTCTCTAACGGCTCGACTGTCGATACTATGGCTTACTTGCTTGAGGCTATCACTGGAGTCATCTCAGAATGGGAAAAACGCAACAATACAGATGCCCTCAAAAAATATCTAGGTGACTGACATGCTGGACCTATCAAGGAAATTGACAGATGAGTTAGTCCTTGGTGATGATGTGTATCCAATGAATATCGCTTTTAACAAGATTTTGAAAGTGGTGGAGCTGATCAATGATGATGACATTGAGGAGCTTTACAAGCCTTTCCTGGCTATTCAAATCTTGACTGGTGTAGATTTTACTCAGACTTTGACGCCTGAACAAGCTACAGCAATCTTTAAGATGATATTTGAGGAGCATATTAGAATTATTCCAGCTAAAGACACAGCACCAGTGCTAGATTTGGCAGGGAACCCAATCAAAAGCAAGATACGCTCTAGGAGCCAATCTGAGGGAGGAGATCGTCTCTTTAGCTTGAAGTACGACGCTGAGTATATTTACTCATCATTTCTCCAGGCTTACGGAATTGACCTAATAGACGCTCAGAACAGCCTACACTGGAAGAAGTTCAACGCTTTACTCAATGGCCTGCCTAGTGATACTAAATTTGCTGAGGTGCTAAAAATACGCTCTTACAAGCCTCAAAAGGGAGATAGTAAGCAGTATAAGGAGAACATGAGGGAACTCAAAAAAGAGTATGCTCTACCTGATGAATTTGACTACTAATTTTAGAAAGGAGGTACATAATGGCAGATGGTTCAGTTACTATCAAGGTTGATATGGATGGCTCTAATGCTCAATCAGGAGTAAGCAAGCTTAAAGCTCTATTCGGTGGACTTGAAAACGCAGGCTCAAAAGTAGGGTCTGTTTTTAAGTCTGTCTTAGGAGCTAATCTGATTAGTTCTGCCCTTACTACAGGAATTGGGACTATTACAAGTGGTGTCCGTGAAATGGCCTCTGAGCTAAACAGTTCACAGAAAGCTTGGAAAACCTTTGAGGGGAACCTACAGGCCTTTGGGCGATCAGCTGAGGAAATCAAGGCAGCTAAGACCGAAATGCAGGACTTTGCAACCAAAACCATCTACTCAGCCTCTGATATGGCTAGTACTTACTCGCAACTTGACGCAGTTGGGACTAAAAATGTTGGTAGTCTAGTTAAGGCTTTTGGTGGACTTGCAGCCTCTGCTGAAAATCCAGCCCAAGCCATGAAATCATTGTCCACTCAGGCAACACAGATGGCAAGTAAGCCTAAAATTGCCTGGATGGATTTTAAGATTATGATGGAACAAGCTCCAGCTGGTATGGCTGCAGTCGCAAAAGAGATGGGAATGTCTACCGCTGAGCTTGTAAAAGCCGTCCAAGACGGAAAAGTCAAGACAGAGGACTTTTTTGACGCTATGAACCGTGCAGGAAACTCTGACGCTTTCCAAAAGATGGCTACAGAGTTCAAAACGGTTGACCAGGCTATAGACGGTGCCAAGGAAAGCCTTTCTAATAAGCTCATGCCAGCCTTTGAAAAGCTCAATAAGTTTGGTATCAAGGCAGTAAATGCTGTTTCAGACGCTTTGGACAAAATCAATTTTGACAGTATTGCTGAAAAGCTAGGTGCGTTTTTAGAAGGGATAGACATTGAGGGGTTTGTCACTAGAATCAGCTCATCAATCTCTAATGTTGTTTCCAAAATCAAAACGTTTTGGGAGGCATTCTCAAATACAGGAGCAGTTAGTGCTTTTGTCGAGGCTATTAAGAGTATTTCAGGAGCGATTGGTCATGTGTGGGATAGTTTGACAGCATCAGAAGTGTTGACAACCTTAGGAAGTGTACTAGGCAATATTGTCAAGTGGCTTTCTCAGGCTGCAACCGCAGTAGCTAACTTTGTTTCAGACTTAGATCCAGGGACAATCCAAAGTGTAGCAACGGCGATTATTAGCATTGGTACAGCTTTGATAGGTATCAAGGCGGGAGTCAAGATTGCTCAGGCTCTAAAAACAGCCTTTGATTTTGGTAAGAATCTAGTTAGTTTAGTAAGTAACATTCTAGGATTGACAACAGCCCAACTTGCTAACGCTGGAGCAAGTGCCGCAATGAGCGCAGGGAATACAGCAGTTGGGACAACGGCATCCGCAAGTGCTGGCTCTGTTTTGAGATTGGCCGCTGCAGTTCTTATGATTGGCGCAGGGGTCTTGATGGCTGCCGCTGGTGTTTATGTCCTGGTACAGGCAGCTATACAACTTGCCTCAGCTGGAGCTGGTGCACAGGTTGCAATGCTTGCCATTGTAGCAGGTATTGCCTTGCTTGCTGTGGGAGCAACTACATTAGGTCCAGCATTGACAGCAGGAGCTGTAGGTATTTTAGCTTTTGGAGCTTCCGTTGCTCTTATTGGTGCTGGTATTGCAGTTGCTGCTCTTGGGATTTCTGTACTTGTTACAGCTATCTCTAACGGAATGACTCAGATCATTAACGCCATATCTGCAAATGCACCACAAATTGTAACAATTATCCAGGCTATTGCTGATGGTATCAGTACAGCTATGAGTGGTACTGCTGGCATTATTGCTTCTATTGGAGGAGTGATCTCTACAGCTTTGCAAGGCATTGCTAATATCTTTACATCAGTTGGGCAAGCAATATCTACTGCCGCTCAAGGAATCGGTAAAGGTATTGAGAGTGCTTTTAATGGTATTTCCAATGTCATCACCTCTGTAGGTAATGCTATCAAGAGTGTATTAGATGGCCTTGCTAATGTATTCAATTCTATTGGTACGGCTGCTCAAAAAGCAGGAAATGGATTTAAACAGTTGGCTCAAGGGGTGGTAATGATCACCAATACCAACCTTGGGGATATGGCAGCATCTTTAGCCGCTGTTGCTATTGGCGTAGGTAAAATCTCAGGAGCAAGCGCTGGCATGGCTAGCGTTGGTGCAGGTATGCAGGCACTGGGAGCAGGTCTACTCACAATACAAGCCAGCGGAGCCATGGCCGTTGCTGTACTAACAACAATGGCAGGCACCATTCCTACAATTTCAGCCTCTGTAACTACTTTAGCCCCAGCGATGACATTGGCTGGTACTGCTATGAGTGCCTTTGCAACATCAGTAATGACCTCTTTTGTAGGTTTATCAGGGGCAACAGCTAGCATTACTATCCTACAAAGTGGGTTAGTTGCTTTGTCAAGTTCAATGTTGATGGCACAGGCTGGAGCCCTAGCTATATCAGCAGGATTTACAGCAATCAGTGGAGTTGTGAGTGCTTTAGTTGGCGTACTTGGTACAATACCAGGTCAGTTTACACTGATTACCACATCAGCAATCATGGCAACTACTGCCATTATGCAGTTAGCTACATCCGCTCCTATGGTTGCCTCGGCCTTTTCTAGTATCTCGGCAGCTGCTAGATCAGCAATGTCTCTACTCAATTCTGTTGTGCAGTCAGCAATGTCTCAAGCTGTAGCAATAATGCGCTCAAGCATGCAACAGATGGTGTCTGTGGTCCTGCAATCGGCAACTCAGATGACTCAAGCCGGTCAACAGGCAGGTCGTGGGGTCTCTAATGGCATTACTAACGGCATCCGCTCAGGAATTGGATCAGCAACGGCTGCAATGTCAGCTATGTTAAGCTCAATCCGTTCTAGGGCAATGTCAGGGGCTGGAGCTATGCGTTATGCAGGGAGCATGATTGGGCAAGGTTTGGCGCAAGGTATGTATTCAGCACTTGGGGCTGTCACAGCTGCTGCTAATGCGCTTGTCGCTCAAGCTGAAAGAGCAGCACAAGCCAAGGCCAAGATCCACAGTCCGTCACGACTATTTAGAGACAATGTAGGTAGATACATTGCTCAAGGTATTGCCGTGGGTATTGAACAGAATAGCTCTGATGTGGTTGATAGTCTGGCATACGTTCAGAAAGAGATGTCAGCGTTCAAATTTAGCGCTGAGGACTTGCTAGGTTTAGGGAAACATACTGTATCTAGTCAGTTTAGACTCAAATCACTCACAGAACGAGCAGAAACAAGCCAAATCGAGGTTATTCGTGACCAGGCTGACAAAGTCCTGGCTAGAGCTCTTGAAGTGGCTGAGGAGGCTGTCAAGCGCCCTGTGAATATGGTACTAGATGACGGTACTCTGGTTGCTAAAATCGGAGACCCAATGACTAACTATCAAAACGATAAGTTAATGATTGATAACATGATGAGAGGGATTATCTAATGAACAATGACACAATCACAATCAATGGATTTGACCTCTCTGAGGTTATTGACATTATCGAAATTATAAGACCAGTAGGTAATGAGCGCCATATCACTACTAATGACGCTCCACTTTTAGGAGTAAATCTGCAAGAGGTAAGGACAGGCGCTAAAATCATCAAAGTCAAGTTTGCTATGCAATATGGGAACGGCATGACACTTGAAACGGCTAAGCACAAACTAGCTGGTATTTTTAATACCTCTGAGGCTGTCAAAATTGTCATTTCAGACGAGCCTGACAAGTATTACATGGGTCTAGTATCTGGCTCTGTGGACATGGACAACATTACTAGATGGTTCCAAAAGGGCAGTTTTGACCTGATTATCCCTGACGGAGTAGCTCACAGCTCAACCTATAAGCGTTTTGATAACGGACAAGAGCAACCTGACAAGGTTGTTTTTAATTTGGTCAATAATGGTAACGTCCCAGCTTTTCCTGTGATAACAGTCAAAAACAACGCTGAAAACGGCTATATAGGCCTGGTTAATACTAGCGGAGCTCTTGAGGTTGGCGACCGAAAAGAGGTAGACACAGAAATAGTCAAGCGTTCTGAGGTCTTACTTGACTTTAGAGGCGATAAAATCGCTGATGGTCTTGCAAAAGCAGTAAAAAACAGCTCAGTGACTAATAGTCCAGAGAATTTAAACGGGACATCCGAACTAGTCACAGTGGCCGGTAAGAAACGTGTCAAGCTAAGAGAGCAGTTTAGTGGAACATATAACAAAAGCTATTCAACAGGCTTATCATGGGAAATACCTGCTGACTCAACAGGTCAGAAAGGCTCTCTTAATGACTACATCTTTTGCAAACTTGTCTATCAACTAGACTCTGTGGCTCAATGTGGCTTTATTAAAGTGACTGTGACTGACGCAAATAATCAATTTCTGTACGGTATTGAGACTTATAAGCGATACAACGGTCTATACTGTGGTTTTAACATTTTTGCAACAAACAACAACAATGACTATAATTTCTTAAAAACTTTGGACTTTGACTCATCTAGTGACCAAAACAGAAATCCTTTTGCGAAAACAAGGGGGCAGTTTGAAATCATGAGAAACGATGAGAGAGTTCAAGTCTATTATAATGGCTCACACTATAATTTTTTCGTTCCTGAAATCAGAGGTAAAAAATCAGCTAAAATTCACGTTACGATTGGTGGGTTTCACGGAAAGGCGATTATCCCTCACTTATATCTTGATGAGCTGATGTATCGAAAGGATTTTGTGTCAGTTATCAACGACTTGCCAAACCGTTATCCAATAGGATCAAATGTCATTCTTGACAGCGAAAACAACTCAGTCACAGTAGATGGAATTGAGAAAGCTGTAGATGTTGTTCAGGGTTCAAAATTTTTGAGTATACCACCAGGAAGCAGTCAGCTTGAGGTCTATTGTTCAAGCTGGGTCAAGACCAAACCCACTGTCAAAGTAGAATTTAAAGAAAGGTATCTATAGCAATGTTATTGACAATACATGACTCAAATTTGAGAAAAGTAGCATTTGTGGACAATGAAAAACAAGGAACATTAAACTATTTCAATGATACCTGGACAAGGTATTTAGAGACAGGCTCTAGTACCTTTGATTTTACTGTTTTTAAAAAGGCCATTATCTCTGATATAGGTCGAAAAAGAACCTATAACGCTCTAAATGAAAAGGCTTTTGTATCATTTCAATATAAAGGCAAGACTTATCTACATACTATCCGAAAAGTTGAAGAAAATGAGAAAGTTATCAAGTGTTATAGTATCAACCTAAACCTTGAGCTGATAAATGAGTACGCTAACCCTTACAAGTCCTCTAAAGCTATGAGCTTTAAGGAATTTTGTGAGGAGATGGACTTGCTCAACTATACTTTCTTAAAAATCGGTATCAATGAGGTTTCAGATAAAAAGATTTCTGCCGAGTGGGAGGGTACTGATACCAAACTAAATAGACTATTAAGTCTAGCTAAGAAATTTAGCGCTGAGATTGAATTTGACACACGCCTCAACGATGATAGCTCTATCAAGTCATTTATGGTCAATGTCTACCATGAGCACGACGATAGCTACCAGGGAGTAGGTCAAGTCAGCTCAACAGTTTTAGAGTATGGAAAAAACCTCAAGACAATTACTAGGACGATTGACAAGACTGGAATTTATAACTCAGTCAAACCTACTGGTAAGGACGATCATGGCAATGTGATTGACATTAGTGGTCTTGGATCTTGGTCAGTCAACAATGCCAAAGGCGAGCGTGAATTTTATCAATTAGGTGCTCATCTTGTTGCTCCAATCTCTATGCAGATGTATCCATCTACATTCACACACTCAACAGGTACACTAGACCAGTATATTCGTAAAGATATGACGGTAGAGAGTTCAAACCCTGAGGTTATCCGTTCAACGGCCTACCGTGAGCTCAAGAAAAACTGTTATCCAGCAGTCACTTATGAGGCTGAGGGCTTTGCGGATCTTGAAATAGGAGACACGGTAAAAGTCTATGATGACGGCTTTAGCCCTACTCTTTTACTTGAGATGAGGGTGTCTGAGCAGGTCATCAGCTTTACCAATCCTAGAAACAATAAAACGACTTTTTCAAATGCTAAGGCGCTTGAAAATCGTCTATCTCAAGGCATTCAGCAACAGCTAGACAGGATGATAGAGGACGCTAAGCCCTACACTATCAAACTAGCTACAGACAATGGCATAGCCTTTAAAAATGGCCAAGGTCAGACCATTGTGACCCCTACTCTCATGAGAGGAAATAAGGTTATCAACAGCGGATGGCGTTGGGTTGTTGATGGTGTAATTAAAGCCACAAGCCCTAGTTACATTGTCCGAGGCTCTGACATCAATCAAAAGATGGTTTTGACGGTATCAGCATGGGTGGATAACAAAGAGGTAGCCTCTGAGCAGTTGACTCTTATCAATACATCGGATGGTCTGCAAGGTCAAAAAGGGGATACAGGACCGAAAGGAGATCCTGGCCCTAAAGGCGACAGAGGAGAAAAAGGCGAAAAGGGAGACCGTGGGCTCCAAGGACTCCAAGGCTTGCAAGGTGTTAAGGGTGACCAAGGTATTCCAGGAGTTAGAGGAGCGGACGGACGTACACAGTACACTCACATAGCTTATGCTGATACTATCTCAGGTAGCGGATTTAGCCAGACTAACGCTGACAAGGCTTATGTAGGAGTGTACGTTGATTTTAACTCAACTGACAGCGTCAACCCTGCTGACTATCGCTGGACGAGATGGAGAGGTTCAGATGGTTTAAACGGTAAAGACGGCCCTCAAGGTATTCCAGGTAAACCTGGAGCAGATGGTCGGACTCCGTATTTTCATAGGGCATGGGCTAATTCTGCTGATGGCCGTGATAGTTTTAGCACCTCTGATAGTACTAACAAGCGCTATTTAGGAACGCTAACGGATTTCACTGAGACGGATAGTCAAAATCCTGAACTGTACAAGTGGACAGCACTATTTGATAATGT